GCAGCGGCGAGCAGGAGCAGATCGGCGTCGGGACCGACGAGGGCGAAGATGGCGAGGGCGATCGGCTCGATTTCGTCGAGAGCGGCACGGTCCAGTATCTGCGCCCCGGCCAGCGCATCGAGCATGCCAATCCGCCCGGCGTCGACGGCTACATGGATTATTCGCGCGTCTCGCATCGCGCGATCTCGGCCGGCCTCGGCATCCCCTACGAGATCCTCACCGGCGATCTCAGCCAGGTAAGCTTCATCAGCGGGCGCTTTGGCCGGCTGACCTTCAATCGCGCGATCGGCACCTGGCAGTGGCTGATGTTCATCCCGCAGTTCTGCGCATCGGTCGAACGCTGGTTTCTAGAGGCCGCCGAGCTGGCAGGCCACGATATCGCCGGCGTCACGCTCCGCTGGACTCCGCCCAAGCACGAGATGCTCAATCCGTCCGAAGAGGTTCCAGCCAACCGCGATGCGATCCGCTCGGGCCAGAAGACACTGAGCCAGGTCGTCCGCGAAAATGGCGAGGACCCGGACCTGTTCTTTGAAGAGCTGGCGGATGACTTCAGCCGGCTCGACGAGCTGGGCCTGATCCTGGACTGCGACCCCCGGCGCGTCACCGCCGTTGGCAACCCCTCCCAACCCAAGCCCGGCAAGGGCGACGAAAGGCCATAGCATGACCGAGATCCTGATTTACGGGATCGTCGGCGATTGGTGGGACGGCCTCGATGCCGCCACGCTGGTCCCGGCGATCGCGGCCGGCGACGACGACCTCGATATCCGCATCAACAGCCCCGGCGGCTATGTGATGGAGGGTCTTGCGATCTTCAACGCGATCGACCGCGAGGTTCGTGAAGGTCGCAAGGTCACCGTCTATATCGATGGGCTAGCAGCCTCGATGGCGTCCGTCATCGCCATGGTCGGCACTGAGATCGTCATGGCCGAGAATGCCCTGATGATGATCCATAATCCGTGGGATTGCGCCTGCGGGGATGCTGAAGCGCTGCGCAGCAAGGCCGACCAGCTCGACAAGATCAAGGGGCAGTTGGTCGGTATCTACGCCAAGCGCACCGGCATCGCGGCCGATACGCTCGCCACCATGCTCGACAATGAAACCTGGCTCACCGGCGCCGAGGCGCTGGAACAGGGCTTCGTCACCTCGGTCGCCGAGGCGATGACCGTCGCCGCAAGTTTCATCAAGCCTTTCGGGTTCCGCAACGCGCCCGAGAAAAGCCCGCTCATCTCCCCCGTGGCGATGGCGCGGGGCCTCCGAACGGCAGCCGCCGCTCACCAACCTCCCAAGGAGACCCACATGCCCAATCCGGCAAATCCGGCGGCGAACAGCGACCCCGCCGGCAAGAAGCCCAATTCGCAGACTGATACTTCCATCGTCGCCCTTACGCAGGCCGATGTCGACAAGGCCGTCGCGGTCGAGCGCGACCGGACCACGGGCATCCGGGCGCTGGGGAAGAAGCACGGGATGGACGAGACGTTCATCAGTGAACTGATCGGCAGCGACACCACGCTCGACTGCGCACGCGAGAAGATCCTCGACAAGCTTGCGGAGACCAGCGAGCAGACACAGATCGGCCATAGCCGCGCGGCCGTGACGGTCGACGCCCGCGACAAGTTCATCCAGGGCGCCAGCGCCTGGCTGATGGTCAAGGCCGGCGTCGCCCCCATCATCGCCAAGGCAGCCAAGGCGCGCGGCGAAAAGATCGACCTCGACCCCGGCGAATTCCGGGGCGTACGCAACGCCGACCTAGCCCGCGAGGCCCTGACGAATATGGGCGTCGCGTGCGGCAGCCGTAATCCCGAGGCAATCGTCCAGGCCGCGATGACGGCCCGCGACCCGTCGATGGCGGATTCCTACGCCCGTCATATGGCCGGCATGGGCTTTGGCGCCATCACGCAGACAACCGGCGATTTCCCGATCTTGTTCGAGCTGGTCGCCCACCGCATCCTACAGGCAGCCTATGCCGTGACGCCCGATACCTGGTCGCGCTTCTGCGGCACAGGCACGGTCGTCGATTTCCGCCCGCACACCCGCTACCTGCGGGGCACGTTCGGGGCGCTCGAAAAGGTCAATGAGGCCGGCGAGTTCAAGAACAAGCCGATCTCCGATCTGGCGAAGGAAGCCATCTCGGCCGACACCAAGGGCAATATCGTTACCTTGTCCCGCCAGGCGATCGTCAACGATGATATGGGGATCTTCTCCAACATCCTCGTGGATCTGGGCCGGGCGGCGAAGCTGACCGTGGAGGTCGACGTCTACGCGCTGCTCACGTCCAATCCGCTCATGAATGACGGCAAGGCGCTGTTCCACGCGGATCACAATAACCTCGCCTCTGCCGGCGCAGTCCCTTCGGTCGCCGCTTTCGACGCGATCGCCGTGGCGATGGCGCAGCAGAAGGACATTGACGGCAACGAGTTCCTCGACATTCGCCCGTCGATCGGCCTGTTCCCGCTCTCCCTGCGCGGCGCGGCCAACGTCGTCAACGGCAGCGAATATGACCCGGATGCGGTCAACAAGCTGCAGAAGCCGAACATCGTCCGCAACATGCTTTCGGATGTCGTGGCGACGCCGCGCCTCAGCGGAACGGCCTATTACATGTTCGCCGACAAGGACGTGGCACCGGCGATCGAGGTCGTCTTCCTCAACGGCGTCACCGAGCCGTTCACCGATAGCCAGGAGGGCTGGCGCGTTGACGGCGTCGAGTGGAAGGTCCGCTTCGATTACGGTGTTGGCGCGTTGAACTGGCGCTCCGCCTACAAGCAGCCGGGCGCCGCTGGCTAAGCTTCCTCCTCCATCATGATGACACGGAAATGGGCGGCCTCGGGCCGCCCTTTCCGTTTCGGGAGATCCTTCATGAAATATGTGGTCTTGCTGGCCGCGGCCTATGCCGCAGGCCAGCTCCGCTTCCCGTCCGACGGCGCTCTGCCGGTGGACGACGACGAAGCACAGAAGCTGATCGACGCCGGCGTCGCCACCGACGTGACCGCCGACTTCGCCGAGGCGGCCGAACCTGTCGAGCCGACCCCCCCACCCATCCCCGAAACCGCCCCGGCATCCGAGCCGCAGACCACTGCCGAAAGCAAGCCTGCCGCCCGTCGCCGCTCGGCCCCACAGGAGTAATCGCCCATGGCGCGCAATTTCGTTCAGCCCGGTGACACCGTTACCGTCCTTGCCCCCTACGACGTTCAGCCCGGCGACGGCCTCCTCGTCGGCGCCCTGTTCGCCGTGGCGCTCAATGCCGCGCTGTCCGGCAAGCCGGTCGAGGCCCGCACCCGCGATGTGTGGCGCCTGAAGAAGAACACCGGCGAAGCATGGACGGCCTGGGCCAAGATTTATTGGGACAATACCAACAAGCGCTGCACGACGACCGCGACGAGCAACACGCTGATCGGCGTCTGCACTCAGGCCGCGGCAGGCGCAGACACCAGCTGCCCGGTGAAACTCGGCATCGTCGCCTGACGATCGCCACGGGCCTCTGTCCAGGGCGGCAGCACCTCGCGTCGCTGCCGCCCTTTTCATTTCCACAGGAGGGCACGATGCGCCGCATCATCCTCACCACCCCGAAAGCCATCGCACTCGATAAGGCGCAACCGGGCCGGCTCACCTTCGCCGGCGCCGGCACGGTGATCGACATCCCGTCTGCCGGCGTCACCAGCAAGCAGGCAGACGCCTGGCTGAAGGACGGGACCGCCCAGCTCCACCGGATCGCACGATGAGCTTCGAGCCCGACGAGCTGGACGCCATCCACGCCGAGTTCGCGGAGCCGATCACCTACACCGGCGCGGGTCTCACGGCCGAACCGATCACCGCGATCCCGAGCGAAACCGACGCGGGCGCGTTCCTTGGCCCCGGCAAGACCGCGAAGCGGATGACGTTCGAGATCCGCATCGTCGATTTGCCCGGCCGGCCCCGCAAGGGCGACCGGATCGTGCATGAGACTGGCAACTGGACCGTCATCGAGCCCGATCGCCACCGCTCCATCGATGCGTGGATCCTCACCGTAGAGGAATCGGCGCCATGACGGCAATCCGCGAGCAGATCTTCGCCGGTATCGAGACTGCGCTACGCACGGACACAGGCGCGGCCGAGATCGAGCGCATGCCGCCGGGCGATCCCGACCAGTTCGACGCCCTGCACATCATCGACGATGGACAGGACCCGGAAGAGCAGACCGAGGCAGCGACCTCCCGTTTCGACATGTCGTTCTCGATCGACGGGTTCGTCGAGGGTGCCGGCACCGTCATGCACAGCCGTCTGAACGCACTCCACGCCAAGACGGTGCACGCGGTCATGGCCTTTGGCGACAACTCCCCGCTGGTCGAGGAAATCAGGGAGGGCGCCCTGCGTATTGCCCGCCTCGACCTCGGCAGCAAGCGGCGCCTCGCCTTCTCCCAGGACTTCTTCATCACCTTCCCGACCCGCCGCGGCGAGCCGGACCCCGCCTAACCCCTCCCCAACATAGCGAGCCATCTCATGGACCAGACGATTCGTCCGGCCAACAGCGTCGTGCTGTTCAAGCTGGAGACCACCGAGAACGAGGACGCGAATCCGACCGCGGCCAATGCAATCCCCTTCGAGGCGGACGGGGTGAGCTATAATTCGCCCTACACCGAGGAAACCAGCAACGAGGCCACAGGCTCTCTCGTTACCGGTGCGCCGCTGATCGTCGGACAGCCGGCGGAGGTGACCATCCGGTTCCGGAAGAAGGGTGCCAATGCGGCCTATACTGCCCTGGTGAAACCCCCGCACCACGAGGTTTACGCCGCCTGCGGTTTCAAGCCGTTGTTCACATCGGCGATTGCGGCCGTCGCCCTCACCGCCGGCACGGCGACGAGCGCCACGCTGGGCGCCGGGTTCGACGGTACCGCGCAGAAATATCGCGGGATGCCGCTGGTCTTTTCCGGCGCCGGCGCTCCCGGCGAAGGGCGCACCAGCATGATCGCCGATTATTCCGCCGGCAAGGTTGCCACCCTTGTCGACCTGTTCGGCGACCCGCTGACCAGCAGCACGCTCGCCGAGATCCCGGCCAACTGGACCTATGCCGGCACCTCGCCGGCCGACGCGACCGCGCGCATCACCGACCACCCATCGGGCACGCTCTATCTCTACGAGGACGGGACGCTGCTCAAGTTTACCGGCTGCCGGGGCATCCCGACGGACTGGGGCGGCGATACGGCCAAGGCCGGCTTCATAACGGTGAAGCTGATGGGCGTCTTTCGTGGCAAGACCGATGCGGCCGTTCCGGCCGTCTCGGTGCCCGCGCATTCGGCCCCCATGGTGGTGCAGGGCGTCAGCCGGCTCGATCCGGCTGTGCTGGTCAACCGCAAGGGGCTGCCGATCGACAAATGGGCGATCAATATGCAGAGCGAGCAGGAATCGCCCGCCGATCCCAACACCGATTGGGGCTTTGGCCCCTCGATCCTCGGCAAGCGCACCCCGCGCCTGGAGGTCGACCCCAAGGCCACCCTGGTCGCCACCCGCAATATCCTCGCCGAGATCGGCGCATCTTCCCAATATACAGGGATGGTGCGTGCGATGGGCAGCGCCAATAATCGCTGGGCGATCACGCTGCCGCAGATTCAGCCAGCGCAGAGCACGCCGGGCACCAGCGGCTCGCTGCGCACCGAACAGCAGAGCTATGCCGCCACCTCACCGGGCAAGGACCCGACCGGGCGCGACGGCGAACTGATCCTCTGTTTCTGGTGAGGCGTCCATGATCGGAACATCGACATCCACGCCGCACCCCTTCGTGCCGTCCTGGCTGAAGAACGAGAAGAATCCGCCCAAATTCCTGCTGCGCTGCGGCGATGTGCTGGAACGCGAGCTGATGGAGGCCGACCTTGCCGGCGAACATCAGGCCGGTGACGTGTGGGGTCACGAACTGCAGGAAGCGATCGTCTCGGGCTTGCGCGAGCTGGGCGGCACTTCGGCGGAGACGCTGATTGCGCTGGCGGAGGCGAATTTCGCCAAGACGCTGGAGAGCGAAGGCGAGCGCGCTATTCTTCTCGACGCCTGCAGCAAGCTCGCCACGGCCTGGCCGCCCTACCGCGTCCTGCTGGCCCAGCAGCAGCGCCGGCAGACGCTGATCCCGCTGGTCGCCTTTCGTCGTTATTGCGTGGGCTGGGAGAATGTCGACGCACCCTTCTCGCGCGGGATCGACGGGATGGTCGACGCCACGCCGCTTGCCGCCATCAATCCTACGGTGCTGAAGGTCGCCGGCTGGACCGCGTGGAACCTCCAATTTGGGGGAGGGCAGGAAAAAAACTCCGGCTCGCCCTCGAAATCCGCCGACGACCCGGCGATTTCGAGTTCGGGCGAACCGTCGCCGGCGGCGGATGGATCATCGGCGGAGTCGTCTACCCCGAAAACCCCCGCCTGACCGTCCCGCGCTGGGCGCTGTTCGTGGTGGACCTGTGGGCGCGGTCGCGTGCCGCAGCGGTCAATTCGCTGCTCGGCACGCGCGGCCACGCTGCGCTGCCATGCCCAGGCGGATGGCAGGATCAGCCCGCAGCGCTGATGGACGCGTTCGCGCTTCTCGACCGAATGGCGGATGAAGGGAGCAGCTCGTGAGTTCAGCGCTCTCGATCGACCCGCGCGACATCCAGCGCGCGGCTGACCAGCTCATTACGTCCGTGCTCACCGCCGGGACGGGCGCCGTCGGCCAGGAGACACGCGCGCTCGAAAAGGATCTGGAGAAGCTGACCCAACAAGCTGCCGGCGGCAAGCTCTGGCGTGCCTGGAAAAGCGAGGTGCGGCCCAAGGGGGGCAAACCATCATACACACCGAAAGGCACGGTCTTTGTAAACGGCGGCAGCCGCTCGCAGGGCGCCATGCTGTATTTCGCCTCGGCCGGCATCAACCGCGCCAAGCAATCGATGTTCCTGGCCTTCCCGACCGAGCACGCCGGCCCGCGGCCCAGCATCGGCGCCGGCGTGAGCAACCTCACCGCGCGGCAATGGGCGCAGGTCCATCACGTCGAAACCTTAGAGATCGAGAGCCGGGACGGCCGCGCCAAGGTGCTGATGGCAAGCTTGCGCCCCGGTGAGCCGGCCGTGCCGGTCTTCG